CCTTATAAAAAAGAATACCAACAACAGAAAGCGCGAGGTGAACATGCAGATCGTATGGAACGCCAGAGAGCGAGGCGTAAAATTGATAAGACAGGCGTGGATAAAAACAAAAATGGAAAAGCCGACAAAAGAGAAGGTAAAGACGTTTCCCACAATAAACCGCTAAGTCGGGGCGGCTCTAACAAAGATGGAGTTCGTATAGAAAGCAAAAGCAAGAACCGAAGCCGTAACTACAAAAAGAAGAAGCCTAGTGCAAATCGTAAAAAATAAAGCTGTACTTCTTAAATTACGTAACCCGCAGCAGGTAATTGATCTTATACCTAAGAGTAAGAAGTTACCAAACGATCATGTGATAGTTAACTGGGGGTTAGATGAAACTCACGTATTGAATAACCTAGCCATTAAAGTGCCCTCTCCTATTGAGTCTCGGTATAAATGGACAGGGAAACTAAAGCCTTTTGAACACCAGAAATCGACAGCTTCTTTCTTAACCCTGCACAAACGAGCTTTTTGCTTCAATGAGCAAGGCACGGGCAAGACTGCCAGTGCAATTTGGGCAAGTGACTACTTAATGAAGCAAGGTAAAGTAAAACGTGTGCTTGTGGTATGTCCCTTATCTATTATGGACAGTGCGTGGCGAACAGACTTATTTACTTTTGCTATGCACCGTACGGTAGACATCGCTTACGGGGACTCAAAGAAACGCAAGAAGATAATAAACCAAGGTGCAGATTACGTAATCATTAACTATGACGGTGTGGAGATAGTGGCTGATGAGATAGCTAAAGGTGGGTTTGACTTGATAATCGCTGACGAGGCTACGCATTATAAAAACGCACAAACTAAGCGATGGAAAGTGCTCAACAAGTTGCTTACTCCTGATAAGTGGTTATGGATGATGACAGGAACTCCCGCTGCTCAGAGTCCACTTGATGCGTATGGGCTGGCTAAACTAGTAAACCCTAATGCCGTGCCTCAGTTTTTTAGTTCTTTTAGAGACCAAGTGATGGTAAAGATCACGCAGTTTAAATGGGTACCGAAAGACTCTTCAGTAAAAACGGTGTTTAATGCGTTACAACCAGCAATTCGATTTACCAAAGAAGAATGTCTTGATCTGCCGGACATGGTATATACCAAACGTGAAGTTGAAATGTCCCGACAACAGAAGAAGTACTACCAAGAACTTAGGGACAGAATGATCATGCAAGCGGCAGGAGAGCAGATCACTGCCCCCAACGCGGCTGTAAACATGAATAAACTATTGCAAATATCGTGTGGCGCGGTCTACACGGACGGTGGCGAAGCTCTTGAGTTTGACATATCACATAGATACAAAGTTTTAAAAGAAGTTATAGACGAGTCAAGCAAGAAGGTTCTTGTATTTGTGCCCTTCAAACACGCTATAGACATACTTGTTGAGAAACTACGCAAGGATAAGATAAGCGCAGACGTTATACGTGGCGATGTGTCTGCACCCAAAAGGACGGAGATATTCAAACGCTTTCAGACAATGCCTGACCCTAAAGTGTTAGTCATACAACCACAGTCTGCGGCTCACGGTGTGACACTGACAGCCGCTAACACGGTGGTATGGTGGGGGCCAACAAGTTCTTTAGAAACCTATGCACAGGCCAATGCGAGGGTGCATAGATCAGGTCAGGATCAGAAGTGTACGGTGGTGCAACTACAAAGTTCGCCTGTAGAAAAGCGTATCTACTCACTGTTAGATAATAGAATAAACATACACACAAGAATAATAGATTTATACAAAGATTTGCTTGACTAACTAACAAAAACATAATAGAGTCAAGTTTCCCAGTTAACACTGGTGCAATGGAGAACATTAATGGAAGAAAATAAACCTAGCTTACCCAAGCTAGTCAAGGCATTCCGCGCCCTGCGCGATAAGCGAAGTCAGCTTAAAAAAGATTTCGAAGCTGAAGATAAAAGACTTACGGCTAAACAAGATAAGATCAAAGAGGTCTTACTGACACACTGCCGAGAGAATGATATCAACTCGGTAAGGACTGACGAAGGCACCTTCACCCGAACGAAGAAAGTTAATTACTGGACAAACGATTGGGAGAAGCTGTACGAGTTCATTCTTGAGCATCAGATTCCAGATATCCTGCAAAGGAGAATCTCTCAAACTAACCTTAAAGAATGGTTAGAAGACGAGAACAATAAAGGTCTCTTACCAAAAGGCTTACAGGCAGATGCGGAATACACAATCACTATTCAAAAACCGCGAGGCAAATGATGAGCGACTACGTAACTATTAACGCTGTGGCAGAGAAGTTTAATGTGAGCGTCTCTACTATAAGGCAGTGGATACGCAAGGACAACATACCCAGAAATACTTATATAAAGGTGGGTAACACCTATCGTTTTATACTTGAGGAAGTTGAGAACTCTTTGCGAGGCATCGAAGCTGACGATACTCAAAAATGGCAGGATACTCTGGCTGAAAAAGAGGACACGTTAGAGCTTAATTTGGATGATGATATTTGATGGATAAGGTAAGTATAAAGGACCGGAAGTTTAATTTTGGGATTCACACGCAAGATGAAATCGAATGTGTGATTGTCAATGCGAGTCCTGTTCAACGGATGTATTATCCCAATGCGTTTGACGAAAACAAGCCACAAACTCCTGTTTGTTGGTCTTCTGACACTCAACGGCCTAACGAAAATGTAGTAGACAGACAGGCCACACTATGTATGGATTGCGAACATAATGTACGTGGCAGTGCGCCTAAGGGTGGGCGGGCTTGTAGATTCTCACAAAAACTAGCTGTGCTTTTTGAAAACGATTATGCGGTGCATCAGCTACATGTTCCTGCGAATAGTATATTCGGTAGGGCATCAAACGGGCACATGCCGTTACAAGAATACGCACGGTTTTTGAGTAAGAACGATACACCCTGTGTAAGTGTTTACACGAAGGTTTACTTTGATACTGATAGTTCGGTACCAAAGCTATTTTTTACGCCTGTTAGATCCATTGACAGTGCGGAGAAGAACACGGTTGAGGAGATGGTCAATCATCCCGACACCATAAAAGCAATAACGCTTAATTTTAATGCAATGGAGAACGAAGATATGGCTGATTATACAATCAGAAAAGTGACAGCGATTCACCCAAGACTAGACCAACCCTATGCTTGGAGCGATAGTGCGAATAAAAGCACACCTTGCGATTTTACGGCAAAGAACGCAGCGTACAGCGTTGTTTTTGAGATAGGTTATGACGATGCAGTGCCTCTTATGCAAGGCATGAAAGCGGCCTACGAAAAAAAATATGAAAAACAATTAGCGGCAAGTCCACCCAAAGCACCGAAATTTAAACATAACTTTAAATTGGTTGAGGGTTCTATCAAAGGTAAGGATGCTGTCTTTCAGGTTAAAAGCAACATAAAAGCCTCTTTTGATGGTAAGACACAAGTTGCCCCTCCAAAACATTGGGATGCTAACAACAAACTGATGGATGAAGGGCATCAACTTACGCGGGGAAGCATCATAAACCTTGTGGTGGATTTTATTCCTTATGTCACAGATAAAGGAAACGGTACCAGTCTGAGAACACGTGGAGTTCAAGTGCTCAAAGAGGCACCTAGACAGGACAGCAATTCTCCTTTCGAGGTAGACGAAGAGTTTGCCGTTGAAGAGGAGGCAAGTCCGTTTGCAGAAGAAGCTACCGCAGAACCTGCGAATGACGATGGTTTCGAAGATGAACCTGAAGAACCTAAGAAGGTAGCAAAGAAAGAAAAATCTTCTCCAAAAGTGAAAGATGAGGACGATGATTTAGATGCTATCATTAACGAATGGGGCGATGACGATTAGTTAAGTTTCGCTAGGGATAGAGTACCGCAAAGCCACTTGAAGGGTGATACGAACCTCCGAACAGTGTTACCCGCTCCCTAGCATCTTATTTTTCAGGTGAATTTATGGATACCGATACCTTTTTTAAGGCGGTATTAGCAGATGCGGGACACTACTGTCTGTTTGCCGCCAACGCCTCTGCCTCTAAAAGAACGCAAAAGTTTTATACTGACATTGCTTACCTAGAGGCTGATGCGAAGGAACTAGATACTCAAGGTTACGATGCCTATTTTGCATTGGCTACCTTCAAAGAAAAAGGGTCAAGAAAAGCAGACAACGCTGAGTACATGCGTAGTTTTTTCTTAGATTTAGATTGTGGCCCTAGTAAAGATTATGGAACAAAGAAAGAAGCTGTAATTGCATTACAAGGTTTTTGTAAAACACTACAGTTACCTAAACCTATTGTCGTGGATTCTGGTAGAGGCGTACATGCTTACTGGCCCCTGACAGAGAACATTATAATAGATGATTGGATAGTCGTAGCAGAGAAACTAAAGAAACTATGTCATACACACGGGTTGTTTGCTGACCCTGCTGTAACTTCTGACATCGCTCGTATCTTACGAGTCCCACTTACACATAACTATAAGACCGACCCGCCATCTCCGGTGAGGGTTATCAGTAGCGGTAAGGCCAATAACTTTGATTCTTTTGCTAGGTTATTAGGCACAGAGTTCACACCACTACCCACCAAGGTTGCGTCTAGCAGTGGTAATGCTGTCATGGATGCGCTGATAGGTAATAGAGAGTCGTGTTTTATAGACATAATGAAAAAGACAAAGGCAGGGCGTGGCTGTGAACAGTTAAAGGTTATCGCTACAGATCAAGAGAACACCAGTGAGCCTATGTGGAGAGCGGGGTTATCGATTGCTAGATTCTGTGTGGATGGCAAGAAAGCCTCTCACATGCTGTCAAAGAGACATCCTGAGTACTCAGAAGAGGCCACTGAAAAGAAATTTGGTCCTATAAAAGGTCCATATACCTGTGCAAAGTTTGATGAGTTCAACCCTGATGTATGCCCTAACTGTTCTAATTGGGGTAAAGTAAAGTCTCCGATTGTTTTAGGGAACAGATTTAAAGAAGCAGACTCTGAAGGAACCGCATCATATAAGTTATCCTCATTAGAGGAGGAAGAGGTAAGTAGTTACGAGATACCCATATACCCCAAGCCGTATTTCCGGGGAGCAAATGGGGGTATCTATATTCGTATCGCAGACTTAGATGGAGATGTAGAAGAGAAACTTATTTACCACAATGACTTGTATGTAATTAAAAGAGTGGTGGACGCTGAACTTGGGGAATCTGCAGTGATGCGGTTACACTTACCAAAGGACGGCATTAAAGAATTTACCTTGCCTCTGAGTGCGGTAACATCCAGAGAAGAGTTCCGCAAATCGCTATCCGCACAGGGGGTAGCTGTGATGAAGATGGATGAGTTAATGAACTACACAACTACATGGATCAACGAGTTACAGGCAAACTCTGTGGCTGATGAGGCACACAGGCAGTTTGGATGGGCTAACGACAAGTACGATGCTTTTATACTAGGCAATAAAAAGGTACGTCCCACTGATATAGACTTTAATCCCCCCGCTGGTCCCACGATAGCATTGTTTCCTGCTTTTGAACCTAAAGGATCACTAGAGGGTTGGAAGGCGGCAATAAACTTCTGGAACAGAGATGGCTTTGAATTATATCAATACGTCACCGGAATTGGTTTTGGCTCGGTGCTTATGGAGTTTGCGAATGTAAACTGTAGTGCACTACATTTACACAGTAAGGGCACTGGCGTGGGCAAAAGCACTGTGATGAACGCGGCATGTAGTATATGGGGTAACCCTGAAAACCTTGTGATACGGCAAGTAGATACGCTACATAGTAAAATGAACAGAGGCGAGTTGTACCATAGTTTACCTTGGTGTATAGACGAAGTGACTAACATACCGCCCAACGTGGCTTCAGACCTTCTTTATCAGTTTACTGACGGTATGCAACGTAATCGTATGTCAGGAAATAGTAACGTGGAGCGTGTAAGAGGTCGTCCTTGGAAACTTATGGCGATCACGACAGGAAATACCAGCATTGTAGAACGTGTGAGCATGGCTAAAGCAATGGCTAAAGCAGAAGCTCAAAGGGTAATGGAATGTTACGTGCCTGATATGAAAGGTCATTTTCAATCTAAGGAAGAGACTGACACTTTTAACCGTGCGCTACAAGAAAACTACGGACACGCAGGGATAGCGTTTATACAGCATGTGATGCAAAACTTGGATGAAGTACGAAAGCTATGTTTAGAAATACAAAAACGTGTAGATAAGAAGGCAGAGTTAGCCGCTGAAAATCGTTTCTGGTCGGCACAAGTTAGCTTCACTCTAGCAGGACTAATGATAGCCAAGAAAATAGGAGTGATAGACTTTGACATCAGTAAGATATTTAGATGGGCAATGGAAGTACTAATACCTCAAAACAAAAACAATAGTATTAGTATAGATGCATCTGTATTCGATATTATGAATGATTTCTTTAGTGAGCACTTTAGTAACATACTACAAATAAAAAGCACTCACGATAATAGAAAAAATCAAGGCAATGGGTTAGATGGGTTAGTAATACCTGAAGCTGTAGCCAGAGGTAGACTTGTGGCACGGTACGAGACAGACACTCAGAAGTTTTTTGTTGTCCCTAAAATATTGAAGATTTGGTGTGGGGAACAACAGATTAATTACAATCATCTAGTCAGCCAGATAAAAGAGCATTGTGAAGGTAAACGTATAAAGGCACGTTTAACAAAGGGCACTAGTTTGAACCTGCCCCCGGCAGACGTTGTAGTTATGAAGTTTGCAGTAAGTACTGATGAAAATACTACGGAGCCATGATTTACATCCAGACGGAGTAAAAATAGTAGTTGAGTGGGATAGTATGCACGTAAACACTTCTATATTTGTTCCTTGTATCAACACAGAAGAAGCCAAAAAACAGGTAAAATTCGTGTTTGTACAGCGAAAATGGCAGTTTTTGGCTAAAATAACGGTAGAAAAAGGTCGTTTAGGGTTACGAGTATGGAGAACGCTGTGATATTATGGCGTTGACAGTTCCACTGTCATGCATGTTCTCCCACGCATTAGCCCCCCTTAACTGGGGGGTTTTTATTCATAGGCATCTAACATGTAATTCTGTTGTTCTGCCAATACTCTACGCATGGCAGGGCTTAGTCTCACTCCATTGTGCATAGCTGCTGAAGTTCGTCTATGTGACTTTATAGACCGTTGTATGGATTTACCCGATATTCTAAATTGTGGATGGTCTCGGTTGAACTCTCGTACCTCTTGCAGCACTTCTCTACGCTCAACAATGTCCTTATTACGTAGTGCTAAGTAGTACCGTTTCAATAACCTAGATCGTTTAGCACTTACAGCATTATCTATTTTCTTTAAGATTAAGTTTTCTTCTTGTTTCCGCGTGTACTCTGCAGGGGCGAAACCGAAAAACTGAGCCGCTATTTCGCCAGTAGTCAAATCGTCTTTTATTGGGTCGCCTCTGCGTGTCACAATACCTTCTCTTTGGTATCTACCTAAGGACTTCATGGCATTCGCTATACCTGCAGGTAAAGCGTTTTCTATACCACGCTCTATCTCACCGTTATAAAAATCTTTACCTGCTCTACCAATCCGCTCAACAGTACTGAGTGCAGGGCCACCAAGATAAAAACCAATAAACTCTTCAAGAGTGGGGTCTTGGTTATATCTATTGTCTTGTATAAGTAGTCCAGTTAGTCTTATACGAGTGGCAACATCAAACCCTTCGCCTCCGGTTATCGCCCCACTTAATTTGTTCACCCCTCCTTTATAGAAACCTTCTCCTACATACTGCCTCACAATAGTGTCAAAATCTTCTTCATCGTCATCTAATATCATGTTTGCAATCATACTAACTGCGCCATAGAGAGGCACACCTTGTACTCCTGCAAAAAATAATGCTGACCCATGCCAACCTAATAGTTGTTTAAAAGCCTCTTTCCTTAATCGCCTACCCTCTTCAGTATCAGGAAATGCATTATCTGCAAGTTGTTTACCTGACTTCAGCATAGTGTGGTACATACGTAGTCCATAGCTTTTATACATCATAGCTACTCGCAGTAACCCTTGTTGCGTTAGTCTTGGCGATGTTTCTATGAAAGCCCCACCGTTTGTTTCTTGCGCGACTCGTATGGCTTCAGCCGCAGCTTGTCTTTTTTGATCTTCTGTTAAGGTCTTGTTTTTCTCTCGTAACTTCTTTAACTCAAGGTTGTACGCGGCAAGCATGGTGGTTTGCCTGTTTGCTCGTTCTGCTACATTGAAACCCACAGCAGAGATGCCAGTTACTGTATCTAAAGCTTTTCTAAAGATATTACCAGAGCGTTCTGGCCCTGATTTAAACGCTTCTTTTTGTAAACTAAGCTGGTCAATTAAGAAAGATTTGGTCAGTTGCCCTCTGTCTACGGCAGTCTCTACAAGGACGGCCATGTCTTTATAAGTTTGTAAGTCTTCGGGACTAAGGTCTTTGGCTACGTCTTCTTTTAATTTATATGTTCCATCTGATTGAACAGTGTAAAAATTATCGAGTCCAACGTCAGCGTTCTGTAACGAGCTACCCACAATGCCTGTTGCTTTCATTATTTCAGCACTAGATTTTCTATATCCGTGTATGCCGCCCAAATAAGGAAGCACGAATAATGGCACTTGAGACAGGTTAACAAGAGCAGAAGAGGCATTAAATCCTATAGTGTAGATAAAAGCACCTTGGTTAAGTGTTTGTGCAAGCATGTCAGGAGGAGGATTACGTATAAAACTTGCTCTCTTTAATATCTCTTCGTATACCTGAGTCGTTGAGTTTCCGAATAAATCTCGTTTTAAAGTCTCTTGTTTTTGTTTGTATGCTTCTACTAACTTGCTTTCTAAAGAAATAATCTCTTTGCTCTTTTGTAATCGTACTGTTTGCCGTCCCAAGTCGTAAGCTTTAGTACGTAGTGCCGCTAAAGAATCTGAATCATACCCCGGTGTATTCTGTCTTCGTTGTAGGGATCTAGCGAAAGAAGTTTCTGGTAGGGTATCTACGAAAGTAGAAACAATCTGTTCTTTTAAATCCTCTCGCCTCTTTTTATCTGCCGCTGTTTCCAAAGGGTTTGCTTCTAACAAGGTCTTATCTAATGCATTTAACACTTCAGACACAAACCCTACAGAAGGACGGGTGCCTAACTCAGCACCTGATACAGTCTTAGAATCTATAATTGCTAGCCCTTCTTCGGATACATTTGCGTCTTTACGTAGCTCCTCTACGGCACGTTCGGCTTGAGCTAGGGTGTCGTACATCTCCATGTTATACACATCACCTTCTGCATCGGCTTCCTTTTTATTGAAGGTGACTTTATAACGTCCCTGCCGTGCTAAAGGAAAATATACGTCTAGCTTGTTTCTTTCAAAGAGCTTGTCAAATACTTTATTTTTTACTGCATTGGCTTCTTTTGTACCTACAAGATCAACCATCCTTTCGTAGATAGTATCTCGTAATCTTAGGTACTGACTCTTATATAAGTTGCGAAGTAAAGTGTAGTCGTTCTTTGCTTGAGGCGACATTTTATTCCACACTTCTTTTCGTAACTCTTCCCATTTTTTAAGTTGTTCGCCAGCATACCTTTTTTGTGCTTCTGCAGTTGATAAGGTTGGATCTATCTGGTGGATAGTAGAACCAAACTTGTAGTTATAGATGGCATTATTCAGTAAGTCATATTGTTTGGGATCTTTCTCATACAGCTTGGCAAGTCTGTTTGCCACGAAATCTACTCTTGCGTCAGACTTATTCATGTCTCCACGTTGAGTTTCCGCAATCCTTTGTAGCTCTGTACCTACTTGATTACCATTGATAATTAGTTCAGGGAACGTCTGATTAGCCATGTCTGCTACGCCTTGCAGATCGCGTAGCCCTAACATCACATTACCAACGACTGAAGGCGAGTCATTAAGAAACTGCCTACCCTGATCAGCTAATGATGCTCTATCTTCCGGCCCTTTCTTTAAATCTTTTTGTATGCCATCTAGCGTCTCTGCACTTTCTTTTGCGCCTTTGTTATCTGCGTTCATGGCGAGTATTTCACCCCCACGGCTTGCTGGGGCAGGAGCAATAATATTATCTACAAGACTATCAAACTCTTTGAGTGCGCCTTTTGATTGATATCCTGTTCTACCAAGCAATCTATTCAGCAAACTTTGCATGTTTTCTATGAACCTTTGAAGCACATTCTTCGGAGTGCCATCAGGGTGCAAACGAGCTAACTTTTTCCTAAACCCTTCATTAGCCATAGCTTCAGCAAAAAACTCTTGTAAGTCTTGAGCACCGTATTCAGTATCAAGCATACTCTTTGCATCGTTGTATAGTTTAGTCATACGAATGGTAAAGGCACTCTTAGGATTACTAAGTTCTGCGCTCCCCACTGCGTGAGCCATTTCATGCAACACGGTATGACTATTCATGCCTGTCGCTCTGTCTAACTGAATAGTGTTAGTCTCAGGATTAAAGACACCAGAACTAGGTTTGCCGTAGCTGTCTTTTAAGTTTTCAACTACTTCTACCTTAGTACTACCTGTTAGCGCAGCGAACTTCTTGCTTATGTTCTGTAAGTACTTAGTAGGAGCAGAATTACCTAACGCAACTAATCCTTCGGTTAGATCGTTATTACTAAATGAACTAACAATTTCAGTGTCTACATTTTGACTAGACTTGGATGTTGATTCTGTTGGTAGCATAAGACCCATAGGGTTATCGGGGTCAATCCTAACTCCCAACTCTTCATAAACATTAGACTCGTCAGTCCGTCCAAAAGTTCTTAAATTTCTCGCCTCTATACGTTTCGCGTCTTTTATTTCCGCTTCTGTCATGCCCGCAAAGCGTTCATTGTCTCCTGCTAAAAGAGCCGTGGTCTCTTCATCTTTGAATCTTTTATCGTAGGCTGCGCTTAATATCTTATCTACACGCTCTTGAGATGACGCTGCTTCTAGCTTTAGTGCCTCTATCCTACTCGTTATATTTTTTCTGTTGTTCTTAGCTTTAGCAGAGTTACCTTTTATTCGTTTTGATTGCGCTAACAGTCCAGCTATTTCTTGATTGAACTCCGCGACTTTGGCTTGATTAAATTCAAGCGTCTTTCTATCCTGATCGGACATATAGGGTAATAAATCTGCAACGGAAACACCTTGTCTAGCTTCTCTTGCCGCTTTCTTTGCTTCCGCTGCCTCTATCTCTGCTCGTCTTTGAGCATTAATTTTTTCTCTTTCTTTCTTACTTAAATTTGTAGCTGCCGTGCCTACAGCCCCTCTTTCTTTGTCTTCCGCTGCTCTCTGTTCTTTAGTGGCTTCTACTGTTTGTAAGTATTGATCTCTTTCTTCTTGGTAGTTTTTTATTTGTACATTTGAAAGACCAAATCTTTCTTTAAGCGGGGTTATTACATCTATTAAATTTCCTCTTGAATTGTACGTGGGAGGAGACGTTACTACTTCATTTATGGCCCTTTCCTGTTCTTTTTTTGCTTGCGTTTCTTTGGCCGTTTCTTGTTCTTTATATTTTTCTAATTCTGCTTCGTATTTCTTTGTCTTATCTTCTAACGCTTTTCTTGACGAAAAAGATAACTTATCGTTTATGTAATTGTATGCGTTTACTGCATTTTGACCTTTTGTACCTTGTTCCAGATACTGTATTTCCCCTTGCACAGTACCTCTGTCTTCTCCTTCTTTTTCTTCTACACGTACTGCCTTGTCACCAAGTACTTTTTTTGCCGCATAGTCGTAAGCCACTCCGTTAATAGCGTCCTCAACCGTATCGTAACTTAATAGATAATTTCTAAAAGAATTAAAACCTTTACCAAATCTTTCTTTTTGTGCTTTAGTCGCACCGCTGGAGCTTTTTTGACCTTTTCTTATTTGTTTTAAGGCTAAGGCAAGCTGTTGGTCTTCACCTGTTGCAAAAGATTTTTCGCCAAATGTAGTTTTAAAGATACCCTCTAAACTTACTTCACCTTTTTCTTGGGTTTCTGTAGCTACTTCTTCACCTTGGGTTTGAGTTGTACCTGTTTCTTGGGTTTCTGTAGCTACTTTCTCGTCTTCTGGTTCTACTCCACTGTACCGTACATCTGGACCCAAAAACTCTTTAGCACGAGCAATCGTATCGTTTAGTTCTTTTATGTATTTTTCGTTTACTCCCTCTGGAGGACTAGCAACTAGTTCTTCTAGCTCCTTTATGTTTTTTCTTAATCTGGTTCGGTTATTGCTCTTTTTTCTGTCAGTTATGCTTTCATCTGACAAGACTTTAATTTTATTGTTTACACTATTGGTTAATTTACCTGTATCAACAAAATAACCTTCTACCTGTAAAGCGGGATCTTTTACATCTTTTCCTT